TCTGATTACTGGTAGGATAACTCTATTTAGAGTTGCTACATTACCGGCGCTTGTAGAACCAGCTGTTGCAGTCTCATTCAACCACTTGCGTGTGTTTTCTAGAGTACTTGCCATTACAGCTTTTTTGTTGCCATTTAGGCCTTCTAAAAGAGCAGTTTTGGTATCCTGCCAGCGACTTTCTAGTAGTTCTGACATTGTTTTCTCCTTATTTCAATCCAGCAAGTTTTTGAATGTGAATAATATTATTATTCTCTTCTTGACTTACTCTACTAACGTTAGATTCTTTATTGCCTGTTATTTCTTTTGCCTCGGACTCTGTAAGAGTAGCCTTCTTCTTCGCTGGAGTTTTACCGTCAATTACTGCCGGAATATACTTGTCAAACGCACTTTGCAGTTTGCTTGTTTGTATATTTTCCAGTAAGTCTACCATAATCTCACGCTGATCCTTGCTCAAAGGTCCAGTTAATTCGTGCATTACTTCTTTGCGTTTAGCCGCATCAGAAATTTTTCCAATTTCTGCGTCTTTACTCTCAACAATTTTCTTAACTTCTTCAGCTTCAGCTTTAGCTTCTGCAACTGCTTTGTCTTTCAACTCTACAACTTTTAGAAGTTTTGCTGTTTCTGACTTCTCATTCAAGTAGCTGTTAGCATACTCGCCTGCGAAAGTTTCGAAAATTTTGCGACCAAAATCGTTTTTACGTGCTGAATCAATATCTTCTTTAAGTTGTCCAATTTCTTTATTAAGTTTTTTGGATACTCCTTCGGATACGATTTTTGCACTTTTCTCAACAAAAGACTTACGTACTTTTGTTAAATGTTCTTTGGCTTCACGTACTAATCTTACTTTAGTTTCAGCCAAGTCTTTCTTATCTTCGTGGAACTCTGCAATTTCTTTAGCAAGAGCTTCTACAACAAAGTCCTCAAGTTTGCCAAATTTCTCTGACATTACTTTTTGATCTTCATGTAGTTCACCCACTTCCTTTTTCAACTGTTCAAATACAAAACCTTTTAACAGTCCTGCGTTTTCACGCATAGCTACGGCATATTTTGCTCTAGCTTCTGCTAATTGTTTTCTGTCTTCAGCGAATTCGGAAATTTCTTCGTTAAGTTTTTCTGTTACCATAGAATCAATTGCTTCAACCATAGTAGCTTTATCATGTTCGTATTTTTTAGCGAACTCTTCACGAAGTTCAGCAGTTACAGCCAGTTTGTTTTCACTAACTTGCTTGTCCCATGCTTCTTGGATGTCTGCTCTGATTTCTTCTGAAATTGCGTTGTTTTCAAAAAGTGATTTCAGTGCTTCCAACATATTTTTCTCCTTATTACTGGAGGCCTTTGATTATATTAACCAAAGATTCCTTCAAATACTTTTGCGCCTTATCGTTGCCTCGAACTTCTCGTGCTAATTCTAGTGCCTTGTACCCCCCACGGGCATTTAATAAATGCTCGTATATTGGTGTCGGGTAGGCACCTGGAGCACTGGGTTGAGCAACTACATCGACTGTAATAATCTCGTAATCGCTTACTTGACCGGAACCATCTTCCATGACGTTTCCGCTACCACGCGATGAAACACCTAATTTAACTCCGCTTTCCAGCATTGTTTTAACTAGTTGTCCCATCGGCGTAGGTAATACTTTTAGTTTCCCGTAACCGTTTGGCCCGTCCATCCACATCTCTGTGATCATGTGCGAGACTCGGTCTAAGTTTATGTTAAGTCCTTCTGGGTGATCAACTTCGCCGAGAACTGAATATCCTCCCGTAATCTGATCGTTAAGAGTGTTGACAGCCCTACTGATCTCAGTAACAGGGTAAACTCGCTGGTTAGCGTTTTTTACGCCGCCTTGGATGCAAATTCCCTTCATGTAAAGGTCTTTTCCACCCTTGTCGTTTTCAGTAGTCTCAAGGACCAATTTAGCTTGGTCGAATGTCAAATTCTCTCTTAAGTTTATCACTTAAATCTCCTTAACAACAAACTATTAGGAACCGATAATAGATTTACTATCTGTTCCACTTTCGCCACTGCCTTTTTTCTCAGCGCCATGGCCTTTTGAGTCTTTCGACATACTCTTACTTGCTTTTCCACCTGGAACGTTTACGTTACCAGCTGAATCTTCTTTTGGAGCGTCAGCTTTCCCACCAGTTTCTTCGCCACCTTTAGCGATGTTACTAGCAGTTCCACCCATGTCGTTTTTACCAGCTACTGTAGATTTTGTATTAGTACCTGCATCTTCACCTTTGCCTTTTGATTCAGCACCGTGTCCATCAGTTACTTTAGATACATATTCTCTCATAAGCTCTGCACTTGATTGTACTGGTTTTTCAGCATTTTCAAACGCAACTGGTTGCTCAAGGTCGGCTTCCGGAGCAATTTCCATTGCTTCGTCTTCCTTCTCTTCATCACCTTCGTCGTCTCCAGCGTCCATGTCCATTTCCATGTCATCTTCGCCTTTGTCGTCGTCACCTTTTTCGTCACTCATCATAGTGTCGAATTCAGCTTTAAGATCATCAAGAGCATCTTCTAGGTCAACAACTCTGTCTTCTAAGTCTTCGTCGTCGCCTTTATCTTCTTCACCTTCACCGTCTTCGATGTCAGCAATCATGTCATCAGCGGCATCGCCACCCATGTCATCATCACCTTCAGGTGTAATTTGGTCTGCAAAGTTTTCTTCAACGTTTTCGTCTTTTTCTTCAGTAGCTTCGTCAGTTTTTTCGTCTTCGTCAGTAGCTTCTTTAACGTCTTCGTCTTTATCAGCATCTGCTTTTTCTTCAACTTTGTCATCAGCATCGTCTTTTGATGCTTCTTCAACTTTGTCTTCGTCTTTAGCGTCAGCTTTTTCTTCAACTTTGTCGTCTTCTTTAGCATCTTCTTTAGCTGTTTCGTCTACTTCAACTTCAGCTGTGTCGTCTGCTAATAGGTTTTCGTATATATCGCGTGATTTCTCAACAACTATTTCGTGAAATAGCTCTTCAGCACCCGCTTTGTCTTCAGCGATTAACTTTTCAAGCATCGCTTCAAATTTAGATTGGTTTGCCATTTTTTCTCTCCTATTGTTTAGATATGGTAAGGCTGTCACTTGTATTTAACAATTTTGAAGAAAAGTACGTAGATATAGGCGTAAATGCGCCGGTTTTACATTAAGATTGTAAAATCTTAAAGTTTTCCATGAATTCTGTCACTGTAACGTGTTTAAAGTTGGTTAATTGCGTTAAGTTGTCTGGACAGTAATCCTCTTTGTTCTGTACTACTCGTATATATCTCTTTTGAGGATTTTTCTGACAAACGATACCTGTCTGTCTGGCCCAATTACCGTGGTATGTAGCAGGGTCTATAGATTTTTTATAATTTTCTGTATCTGCATATATGTTATTAATAAGTCCGCCCTCGCCATTGTGTTCTTGTGCATCTGTACCTTGAAAATCAAAGCCTAGTATGTAGATGGTATTGTAGTCGTGTAATCTAGGATTGTTTTCGTCACCATATGTAGCTAACCACAATGCTGTAGGTCCACTGCTCCAACCCAATGGCTCCTTAAAATAATTAAATTTATGGTAGCTTTCGTACATTTTGTTAGGGTTAGTCCATACTTCATGGTTATATTGCCACTTGCGTCTGTTTATTTCGCTGATCATCTTTGTATCAACAGCAACTAGATAGTCTGGCTCAAAGTCTCTGTAAACTGCGTTACAGGCATATATCTTGCCGTGCTGTTTAAGTGCTTCTAATGGTATAGGGGTTCTTGATTTTCCGTTACCTATTACAAAGGCTATGGACATTTAATTCCTCGTAAAGTTATACTGCGCCTTCTTCTGCGTTAGCGGCCAAGCCGTACATCTGTCGAACAAAGTGCAATTCTTTTTGTTGTTCTTCTTTATGTAGTTCACTTGCTTTACGAATTTTGTTGATCTGACGTAATGTCAATCTTGTTTTACGTGTGTCGTCTTTTGTGACAATAGAAGCGTCATAACTTGGATCGTAACCCTTGTCTTCCATTGGTTCCAACGTTTCTTTGTCAAAATAAAATAGTTCACGTAGTATCATGTTAGTATTTATGCTGGAGGAGGTGTAGTTCCACCGCCTGGCGTACCTCCTGTTGCTGTGTCTGGAGGAGTAGCTGTTCCGCCATCTACTGGTGCTGGTGCTTCTGCATCTGCGGCAACGTCTTCACCTGCTCCTTCTCCTGCCAAGTCTGCTGACATACCTGCACTTGAAATACCTGCGCCTCTTAATTCACCTGCGGCATCAGTTGGTGGAGGAGTAATGTTTTCATCATTCTCTTCTCTCCATAGTCTTTCGTTTTCAGCAAGTTCCTCTTCAGTCATACCTAAGAAACGTTTCAATGCAAATCTATTAGAGATATAAGGTATAGCACTCATCTGTGTATACGTTGGTACTCTAGCATTGTCAATTTCGCTTTGTCTGTATGATGCAAAGTTTTGTGGTGGTTGGAATCTTAAGTCAAACATAGCAGTATCAATGTTAAGTCCTTTTTCAAGTAAGTAACGTTTGAACTCTTGACTAAATTCCTCTACTACTAAATTTTGTAGTCTTTCACAATATGTGTTAAATCTTAATTCTTGAATGTATGCTGTTCCTACTCTACCATCTTGGAACTGTGTAGCACCATCATCTGGACCTGTTGGTAAGTATGAACTTGGAATACGTAATCCTCTAACAAGTTTGTTAGTAAAGTATTTAAGATCATCAATCTCACCTAAGTTAGTACCACCTGGTAATGTTTCAACCTTAGAACCTCTACCTTCTGCTGTTTGTGGAAAGAAGTAATCTTCGTTAATAGATAATGGATTGTATGCACTATCAATAACGTTTTGTCCGCCACCTGTTGCACTAGGTATACGTCTTTGGTGTATATCTGTTTTAACACGTTCTACAAATTGCATTGCCAAGTGTGATGGCATATTACCCACGTCAACGTAGAATACTCTACGTTCTGGTGCTCTTTGTACACGATAAATTATAATTGCATCTTCAAGTAATTCTTTTTGTTTGTATACTTTAAATATACTTTCTAATAAGCTGTTACCAAATGGAAAGTTATTATCAAGTCCTTCACTTAAACTTAGATGTACCATGTTCTCAGCATCAACGGCAATTTCCTGTACGTCTTTTTGAAAACGTCCACCGCTCATTGATTGATTAGGAGCACCTACTTGTCCACGAACTGAACCTGTTAAGTATCCACTTCCACCACCTGTAACGTTACCGTTTGTTTGATGTGGAGTAGTTGCTACTGCATCTTTGAAGTTTAAGTTTACATTTTTAACAATGTATTGTTCTGGTGTTTTACCTTGTGATTCATTTACAATTATACGTGAAACGTTTGCTGGATCAACATGAAACCAACGTTTAGTTTCAGGATCTCTAATGAAAAAAGCATCACCATATTTAAAAACGTTACGTAATATACGAAACATTTTTGTTTCAAAATTCTGTATCTTACACCATTGTTGTAAGTATAATTTAAGTGTTTGTACTTCTGTGTTAGTTGCGTCTTGTTTATAATCAATAACAAATGGTGATTGATTTGATTTATTCTTTTGACTTGTAAATTCTGCTAAAATGTCTAAGGCCGCATTAACTTCTGAATCTAAATCCATTGTGTTATATTGTCCATAACGTTCAACACGATTTGGACTACCAACATACACGTCTGGTAGATATGAAGAATAGTTAGCTTGAGCTGGACCCATTCCGTTGTTAGATGTACCACCTAGTGGAGAGTAGTTTCCTGTGCCACCTTGGTCAGTATCTACTGTATTAAAATATCTTTTCCAACTCATAAATTATCCTTATACTGTACCGTCTGCTACTATTTGACCGCTTCTTGTTTGTTTTCTCAACTCAACTAGCATCATCTGTACACTATTATTTAACTGATCTAGCTTATCTGCGGCACCCTTCTGGCCTTCACCAAAACTTGTAAAGTTGCTTACTAGATTTGCTTTGGTTTCAGAATCCATTTTACTGTATTCTTCTTGGTATTTCATCAACTGTTTTGTTAATTCTGAAAGTGATTTTGAAACACTTTTTAAATTGGCTCCGTCCATTGCTTCAATAAAGTTAGCAATACCTTGTAATCCATCACCAATTGCTTTTAGTCCTGCACTATCTACATCTGCAAATAGTTTAACATCTTCTGCTAAATCACTTAAACTTCCTGAACTTCCACCAAATAAACTACCTAATGCTTTACCAATACTGTCAAGCACACCATCTCCTGTAAATGCACTCATACCTTTGTGTAAACTTGTTAGTGCAGGTCCTACTGCGTGTAAGTTTTGTGGATTAATACTTTCAAATTCTCTAACGCCATCTGCTAGGTTTTTGAATGCACCACTTCCAACAAAGTTTGCAACAAAGCCTCCTTTGGCAAGTTCCATAATTGGGCCTGTAAGTTCTTTTAATCCTCCGCCTACAAGTTTTAATTGTCCTGCGTCTAAGTTTTCAAATTCTTTTACACCTGCGGCTAGTTTACCAACACCTTCAGTAATACTGTCTATCAACATAGATATACCACCTGCGGCTACACCTATTCCTGCAAACGCGGCTCCTATTGCTAATAGTCCTGGAGATGCCGCCGCGGCTGGTGCCGCCAATGCCCCTAAGGCTAATCCTATTCCACCAAGTATAACTGCAAGTCCAACTCCACCTATGACTAGTTTTGTAGCAAGTCCGCCCAAGCTATCCATAAGCCCGCCAAATATTCCTGAACTACCTGCGGCATCGTCCTTACCTGTACGTTTCTTAGCATCATCTTTTGATTCTCCGAACAGCAATCTTTTAATAGGTGCAATAACATATTTGTCTAATACATCTGAAAACTTCATAGTCTTTATGTCATTGAATAAATCAGTTAAGAAATCACTTATCATCTTAACACCATTTTTAAGTTTTGTTACACCGTCGCCTGTTGTAAAGTATGCACCAAATTGTGCAAGTAAATCTGTTACCTGTTTGAATACACCACTATTAATAAGTGTACCAAGTATCATGTTTCTTAAATTAACGATAGTTGATTCAAATGCCGCTAATCCTTTTTCACCTGATTCCATTGCTTTCTTTTGTGCCCTTTGTGCCTCTTCTACGTCACCTGCAATTTTACCAACCTTAGCCATGTCAAGCATAGCGTCAAATATTCCAACGCCTAATGCTTTGAAAGTAGATATGTTTCCGCCTTGTGCTTCTAGTTCGTCTTGCATTCTTGCACTAGCACCCTGCATAACTTTAATAAAGTCGTCCTGTGATATAGAACCTTCTTTAAGTTGTTTGGCCGCTTCTGCAACCTCAGGCATCTGCATCATTAAACCTTTAGCATAATCACTAATAGGTACACCGCCTGTTGCAATTAATTCTGTTAGTCCTTCTTTAAGTTCTGGACTTGCATTACCAACTGCGGCTAATACGCCATCAATTGATTTTCTTGTACCATCATCAATACTTTGATACAATGCTTGTAATCTTTTATCGTTAGCTTGAGCTCTTAATGCCTCTGCGGCTTGTTTTCTTGACATACCTGTAACTTTAGCAAGTCCGTCAAGTTGTTTGATATAATCAGTTGTACCTTGTGCTAACTGCCTAGCAGTCATGCCTTGATATCTTCCTGAAATCTTTTGAATCTCTAGATAGTCGTTGGTGAACTCACCAATGTCTTCCATTGACACACCTAACTTCATTAGTTGTGGTACTGTGTCTTTTAAGTTTCTTTGCAGTTCAGTAAACATTCTAGCACCTTGAGTTGCACCACCAAACATCTGTGCCAAGTTAGCACTACCATCTCCTAATGCTCCTGCAAATACTTCCATGCTTAATCCTGTTTGCGTTGCTTTTTGTTGTACGTCAAACAATGATCCGCCAAAGTCGATACCTGTGCTAGATAGCTGTCTAAATGTATCTATCTGTGCGTCAACTATGTTAAGAAATGCTTGTCCAACGGCTCCTATTGCTCCGCCAACTAAAGGTATGCTACTTAATAATCCTGTAATGTGTTGTCCAAAGTCGCTGAGCCTGTCACCGCCCATAACTAGTTCTTTACCTAAACTGACCGCTGTGTTGGCTACGTTACCAAGACCGCCTATAAGTCCTCCAACAACACCCTTGACCGCACCTGTAACCATCTTGAATGCTTTGGTACTTGCCTTGGTTGCTGTGGTTTGCTTCTTCGTGGCAGTAGTTCCTGCCGCTGTGGCTTTGTTGTCTTGCTTCTGATGAAGTATACCAGCCTTTTGGGCTTTGTTGTAGGCATCCTGAGCTCCGCCACCACCGCCACCACCTGACCCTAAGGCCTTTAAAAGTAGCTGTAATGTGGCTTCTGAAGCGGCGTTTGATGTAACGCCATCCATTCCTCCGCCTTGATATGTGACTTGAACCATATGTTATATACCTTGTAAAACACACCCATAAATATTATATGTGAATACTTTATTATTTATGCCAGGAAAATCATGCCAGAAAATATTGAAAATAAACTAGGGATTTGGCTTGAGCATATTACGAAACCTCGCTCAGAAATAGGAAATTACAGCATTTGTCCTTTTGCAAAGACATTACCTCCTGTAATTAGTGTAGATAAGCTAGACGTTGATAAATTCAATAACTTATCAGAAGAAATTACGATTTACTGCGAGTCAGAAGTTAATTCAACATTTACTGAAATAGATGATCTGTGTAAGGAACTTAACAAGAAGCATACAACACACATATTTTTACCTGATCATCCACACAGAGAAACATTTATCAAAGGAGTAAAAACAAGTAACGGGTATGTACCTTTGATAATAGCACAAACCAAAAAAGAACTTTTGTCAGCTAGAGAACGATTAAGTAAGACTGACTACTATTCTTATTGGGACAAGGAATACCTACAAGAGATATTTGATTATGGCGATTTGGACAGAGTGGGATAAACTTACAGATGTTATTGTTGGCGACTGTCATAGCCCTGGAAGTTTTGATAAGTTACTACCGCCAGGCAAAACTACAGATAATTTTAACTTAATACTTGAAGAAACTAAAGAAGATCTAGTTGCACTAACTGATAAACTTAAAAGTTATGGTTGCACAGTAAGACGTCCTGATACAATACCTCCTGTGCATACAACACTTTCATCGTTTGATATTAAGATGCCTAACAGTCCTATGGTACCAAGAGATCAATATCTTGTAATTAACGAAACAATATATCAAACATACACTAGTTTAACTGACAGATACTTTGACGGACATAGCTTTTATAATTGTTTTAACGATCTAGGATACAACTGGATTGCACAACCAAGTCCACAACTTGCTGATTTAGATCCAACAACCAAATGGTGGAATGGTGGTAAACAAATATATCAAAAGATATTAGCAGAAAAAGTATTATGGCATACTGCTACAATGTACAAAGCAGGAGATAAACTTATTACAAACACACAAGGTCCTGGTACACAAAAAGGACTTGAGTGGTGTAAGAAAAATATTACTGAAGTTGAAATAGTTGCTAATGACAGTCCTGTAATGAACGGTTGGGGACATATTGATCATGGATTTTTCTTTGTAAATGATGAAACTATTGTTTGTGATAAAAAGGAATGGGTACCAAGTTACCTACAAGACAAACAGCTTATTGAAATAGGACACTTACTAAAAGATCATATGACAATGTTAGAAGATTACAAAAAAGATTTTAACAAGACAGAAGGTATGCACAGCGAACAATGGTTAGAAACTTATTTAGATAAGTGGAGAGGTTATGATCAAGAAATATCCTTTGACACAAATGTTCTTGTGTTAGATCATAATTGTATTTTGTTTAGTAGAGAGATTCCTGAACTATTCAAGTTACTAAAACAATATGAAATAGATTGTGACTATGTTCCTATTAGGCACGGTACGTATTGGGAAGCCGGTATACATTGTTTAACACTTGATGTTGCTAGAGCAGGATTACGTCGTAAGATATTCTGAATCGATAGTAGCAATTATAGATAATCTATAATGATCCGTATAGTTCCAAGATGAATGTTTTGTTTCAGGACTAAAGCCCACCCATTCACCCTCAGCCAGGTATATTGTTGTGTCGTTAAATTTCATACCACACTTATGCACCTTGTCTGATGGAATGATAACACCGTTTATAAAAGTTATGTGCTTGATTACGTTTCCGTCTTTGTCCTTGTCATAAGGATCACTATGTGGTACTATCCTACCATAGGGCTTTGTAAAGTTCATTCCTATATTGGTAAGTCCTTTACATTGTTCTACAATTTCTAAAGTTTTTGGAAACTTGTCTGCGTATTGCAGTTCATGATCCATACCAGGATCACCAACTTTTATAGGAATATTTCTCCAATTATCCTTTACACCTGTCTTATAATAAGTGTCAAGATCCATTCCAATTTGCTGTACAATGCTGTAATCCTTGATAAATTCGTCAAGTTCTTGTTTAAAAAGCACCCTTGCTTTCTCTAGCTTGTCGTAATCTACATAGGTTTTGATATCATAAAAAAGGTTTGCCATTATTATATACGCAGTTAACTCCTTACCATAAATATTGTATAATATGATAGTATTATTTAAATTTAGCCGGAGAACAAAATGTCAGAAATGAAACCAGGGGTTGGACCAAACCCGTTACAAAAATATTTTAGACAACCTAAAATATATGTAGCACTACCTAGTGGTGGTCATTGGTATCCGGAAGGCGCTTTGGAAATGACTGAAAACGGCGAGCTTCCTGTTTATGCAATGACGGCACAGGACGAACTAATGATGAAAACACCAGACGCATTACTAAATGGTCAGTCGGTAGTTAACGTAATTCAAAGCTGTGTACCAGCAATTAAAAATGCTTGGCAAGTACCTAGCATTGATGTTGACTTACTTTTGATTGCAATTAGAATTGCAACGTATGGTGAGAAGATGGAGATTGAAACTAGAGTACCTAATGCAGGTACAGAACGTAAGTTTGATCTTGACCTTAGACAATTATTAGATAGATATCAAGCAGTAAAATTTGATGAAACGATCGTAGTAGGTGATATGAAAATTACCCTACGCCCTCAGACGTATCAAGAGTACACTAGAACAGCAACAAAAACTTTCGAAGAACAAAGAATTGCTCAAGTTGTGCAAGATACTGAAATGGACGAAGGAGAAAAGCTACAAAGATTTAGTGCTTCATTCCAGAAGTTAACTGCAATTACAGTTGACATGGTAGTAAATGGACTTGTACAAGTACAAGTAGGAGAAGAAGTTGTTACTAACAAACAACACATAGGCGATTTTGTTAAGAACGCAGACAAACAATTCTTTACTGCAATTACAGAACACATGACAGAACAAAAGAAAAAGTTTGATGTAGAGCCTTTCAAAGTTGAAACAACTGCTGAAGAACAAGAAGCAGGTGCTCCTAAAATGTTTGAAGTACCAATTACTTTCGATCAGTCAAATTTTTTCGAATAAGGATCTTAAGTAAGTCTCTCGAAGAGATCCTAAGAATAGTCGATGACATGGAACAAGAGACTAAGAACTTCAAACTTGAATTAGCTAGACTTTGTTGGTATATGCGTGGAGGTGTTACCCTTGACGAAATGTATGCCGCAGGTCCTGAAGATAGAGAAGTGTTTAGTAAACTTGTGAAAGAAAATCTAGAAACAGCTAAAAAGACTAGTATGCCTTTCTTTTAGGCAGTAGCTGGTTGTTTTTGTGTTAGTTGTGCTTTAACTTTATCTTGTACACCCGCATCACTTATCTGTGAAGCTAATGTTGGTATATCTACTTTCATACCACTTGCAAGATCCCCACCACTACCTGCTTTAGCTGGTTGCGATAGTTGTTGTTTAACAGCATCAGCAACACCGGCCTTTTGTATATCACTTGCTAATTGTTTTACATCAACTGGTTTACCTGCTGTAGCACCTGCTCCTGCTGTAGCACCTGCTTTAGCACCGCCTGGTGGTATAGGTTTTTTATCTGAATGAGCTCCGCCAAGTTTGCCAGCACCTGCACCGGCTTTAGCATCTATTGGCTTGCCTGTGTTATCATCTTTACCGTCTTTGTTAGCATCAACTGGTGTTGCACCATCTTTAGCTTTAGGATCTATTGGTTTGCCTGTGTTGTCATCTTTGCCATCTTTGTTTGCGTCAACTGGTTCTGCCCCAGCTTTGGGATCTGCGCCGGCACTTGCATCGGCATCATCTCCCGTATCAGCTTGAGGTCTCGCTAACTTGATGCTTGACTTGTCGCCAACTATTCCAATTGACTCATCGTCTAATCCAGCATCACTTAGAATATTAATAATACTTCCTGTGTCTGTAGGCTCGCCCATCTTTTTCCAAGCCGCTACTAATTTTTCTTTTGTAACTTTGTTTGCAAGTTGCTTACCTTGTTTCTTAATACCTGCCGCAGTTTTGCTTATACCACCTGCAACAGCTTTACCGGCTTTGTCCATGCCTTTACCAACTTGCGTCATACCTTTTTGTGTAAGGTCGCCTACTTTCTTAACGCCAGCCATTGCCGCCGCTTTCATTTTGTCTAATGCAGGTCCTTCGTTCATTGTTTCTTCCAAGTACTCAACGTACTCATAAATCATTTGATTATGTCGTTCTATTGACTCTTTTTTTGCTTTGTCTGGTTCTACAAATTCTGATTTTGCTAATGCACCACCAAGTCCAACTGCCGCCGCGGCTCTTACAATGTTAGCCGCCATGTCGTCAACTGCTGTTTCCATTGAACCTGAAACTGTTCCTTTGAATATTTGATCATATAATTCTTCTCTAATATCATCTGGTAAATTTTCTAAAGCCTTGTCTAGGTTTTCTGTAAATGGATTAGGATTTACAAATACACTCTTTGTTTGATAAACAATATTTCCGTCTGCATCAACACCTTCAATCATTGACTCAGCTATTCCAGTATATTCAGTTCCGTCTGGTAATGTTTTACTAATAGTTGATTTCCATGTTTGACCAACTTCAACTTCATCTGGTACACCATCAACTTGTATATCGTCTCCAACCTCAATGGCACTTGAAGCTGATATACGTGTTCCTAAGAATTCTTTTTGATCCAATGCTCTGTTAAAGCCTTGTGCGTTTTGTAATGCTTCAATGTCTGATTCTGTTAAACCAGCATCTAACAATCTGTCTGTGTTAGCAGTAATCCAAGCATTGTCTGGATAATCTGCTGAATTTATTCCTGCGTCATTAAGTTTATCTGCATCTAGTTCAGCAACAACTTCTGTATCTGATTGAAATTCTTGGCCAGTTCCACTTGTATCTGTAGTTTTATCTAGTGTAACGCCTGTACCTTTGATATCAAATTCGTCTTGCATAGAATCAATAGCTTGATTTAAGTTTCCACCATCTTCACCTGCTAGGGCAAATATTTTATCGTTAACTTGTTTAAGTTGACCTTGTAAAACTTCTTCTGCATCAGCATCTAGGTTACCTCTACCTAATAGTTCTGCCATTGCACTTCTTGTCTGAATAAGTTCTTTGGCCGCATCAGCATCTAGGTCAGCCATGCTTGTAGCATCCATACCGTCTAATGCAGTAACATCTATTTCGCCTGATGCATCATTAATGAATGTGTTTGTAATTTCCGGAGGTAATATTTCTCCAATGGCATCGCCAATAGCACCAGCCACCGCACCAAGTGCCGCGCCTTTGATTGACTTACCAGCCGCTGTTGAAAGTTTATCACCTTTAAGTGTATTGTTAGCTAGTTTTAAAAAGAAACCAATTGCCGCACCACTTACAATACCTCCACTTGCAAATGCAAGTACTGAAGTCATTGCACCAATAATAAATGCCGCCTTGGCTGGATTTTCTTTTGCAAATCCACCGTAACCATCTACTATTGAAAGTATCTTTTGTCCTGCTGGGTTACCTTGTAGTTTCTTTTTTAATTGTGCTTTTAATTTTTCAAACTGTGCATCAAAGTTTTTAATAGGACCACTTTGTTGTGCCGCATCGGCCAGTTTGTTAATTTGGTCTGTTAATTTTTTAGCTTGGTCACCTACTACTTGTCCTGCCTTACCCAATGCAGTTTTGTTATTGCCTGAGTCTATTGCAGTTTGTTCTGCATCACCAAAGATTTTATCAATCTGTTTAGGAGATAGATCAGCTTCTAGTAGTTTGCTCATGCCTTCTACTAGTGGCCATACATCTTTTTCCCATCTACCAACGTAGATACGTTGTGCTTCTGTTAGCTCTTGCCAACTTTCAGCAAGTATTGTTTGTGATTTTAAATTGTAGTGTGTAACTTCGCCTAGTTTCATTAACTTATCCTTACAATAACTGTGCTAATTCTTTTTTACCATTAGCATCTAAGCTATCGATAGCTTTTTGAATGTTAGCTGGTATACCACTAGCACCTGCTTGTCCACCTGCTGGTGCGCCAGCACCACCGGCACCCGGTTTCGGTGCATTAGGATCTCCAGGAGTTCCTGGTTCTGTTCCTGCGGCCGCTTGTCCATCGCCACCTTTGAAACTATCCTGTGCAGTATTCTGTAAGATACCGTCAACCTGTTTAGGTGTTAGTTGTCCTTGTAGTCCTTTTAATCTGTTTGTTGGTAATCCTTGTTTCTTCATAAAGTCAGATACTTGATCAACCGTTGGTTGTTTAGGGTTACCACCTGTTTGACCCATATATCCTCTGTATTGTGTAAACAATTCCTTAGCTTTTGCGTTCGCGTCGTTTTTTCCTTGCATTCCTGCGGCGGTGCCTTTGGCACCCACGGCGCCAGCCACTTTTGCACCTACTTTACGTGCAACGTTCCCTAAGACATTACCACCGGGAGCTTCACTTACAACGTTTTCGCTTGTTATTTGCGTTATTTTCATGGTTTGCTCTCCTGTTACTTTATATTTATACATAATTCATCGAGTACACCCCGTAAATACTCTTATGCCTCAGAAGAGATATAACGTTATTGAGTGCGACACCAAAGAAGTTGTTACTCAGTGCAGTGATGAGTATGAAGCAGATTTAACTATTGCACAATTAGTTGATGTAAATCCTAATAAGCAATACAAAGTTGAAACTGTAGAAGTGTATGATAGTGATGCGTTCCGTTATGGACGTGATCCTGAATTGCACTAGTGTTTAGTAGATGAGCAAAAGCTCATCTGTGTTTTCGCTATGCTCAAACACGTTTTTTATATGTGATAATAATAAGTGCGAAGCACTTTGCTATCATGTAGATAGTTGAGCCATACTTCGCCCGTCTCCGGACAAAGTATTCGTCGCCATCATGTGAGATAAGCGTACCATCTTAACAAAGTAGATTACATATTAGTATGTACAGAGGCGGAAACCCGTCAACCCCTTACTACAGCCTTCGCAATAGTCTCGGAACCCTAATATAACCTTGTTAAGCAAGTTATACTAAAGCTGTGGTTGTATCTTTTTCACAGAGCCACGATCTTTTAATGCCTACGTTAGCATCAAGCCGTGCAACGTACCAGTTCCAGTCACAAGATCGATGTGACCTCAAGGTAAGTCGAGCTACCCCGACCAAACAATGTTGCTATATAGTGAATTTTAATGTGCCTACACAGTATATTAGTGTACAGTAATTTTTATTGATGTAAAAGTGGCTTATTTGCCTTTTAGGCCTTCACGCAGTATCTTAGATCCACCTACTCTAACGTTTATAATGCCGTTGTAGTATTCGTCTGTTTCTAATACCCTACGTTCAAACTGTTCTCTTGCTTCTAGATAACTTGCTATGCCTCGTGATTCGCAGTAATATAGTATTTCTCTCGTAAACTTGTCTTCGCCTAGTTGTTCAACGTCCTGTTGTAGGTGATCTGAAGAACCCCAATAGTCCTTCCAGTCTGATTCTACCTTGCTTCTGCGTTTATTCTTCTTACCTTTAAGTGGTGGTCTTGTTTTTTTAAACTTTGCTAGTTTTTTACCTATGTATTTTTTGTTGTTGGTTGTGTTCGTGATTAGATACACGAATGCTTCACAATCGTCTGGTAATGTTTCTATTGATTTGCCCTTATATGTCCATTGCATAATGATACTTACTCAGTATCAGTGCTAGGCGTTTCTTTTTTGGCTTTGTATTCGTCTATGATCTCAACTCTACGTGTACTTGCTAACCTACGTATCTCACTTAACCATTTTCTAGCTGATCTTTTGGTACGTTCACTCTTGCGTACCTCCCATGCTTCGTTGGCCTTGAAGTATTCCATGTATGCTTTGGTTAGTTTATCGTGTGTATCGTCAGTCATTCTTTGCTATCTGTATCATTCGTTCTACCAAACTACCAAATCCTACTTGTCTTTGCATAGTTAGTAAGTTTCTAATACCCAATCCTTCAAAACTTTCTAATGTTAGTTGTGCTATGTGGCTTCTGTGTTCACCGTTAAGCAAATCAACCAAAATCTTTGCAGTACCTTTGGTAATCCAAGCATCTGCATCGTGCTTGTAAGACATAGTACCGTCTTCGTTTGTTTTTCCTACCACCCATAGGTTACTTGCACAACCTCTAATCTTGTTTTCGTCTATTTTATCTTTATCTGCTAATGGTTCTACATCTCTAGCTATGTCAATCAAATACTGTAACCTATCATGTCCTTCTAAAGGAGCCATTTCATCGCCACGAGCTTTGATCTTATCTAGTATCATATCATTGCATTATTTCAACATCATTATCATATGATGTAAATCCGTTTTCCTTAACTACTTTCAATACATTAGTTACACGACCAGCAAGTTCTTCCTTGTGCGATATGAGATAAATGTTCTTTTGACGTTCTCTACCCATTTTCTTAAGAACACTCATACTGTTTTCAACACCGTTTGCATCCATACCACTATCAACCAACTCATCAATAAACAATAAGTTGATGTTTTGATATAAACTTTCCCATACATCACGGAATGCCCAACTCATACCAAGTATAAGTCTATTACGTTCACCTCTACTTAAATTATCAAAGTCTAAGTCCTGTCCTAGTTGTGTAATTTCAACTCCTAGATCGTTCTTAAACACGACTGTATGCGGAAGTCCTAGCTTATCTAAGTAGTATGTAAGTCTATTATTTAAATATGCCAAGTTTTGATCAATGATCTTCTTACGTATAAAGCTATCCTTGTTTGTTAGCAGTTTGTATAAGAAGTCTTGATGATCTTTTGTTTGTTCTAGTTCGTTTACAGTTTCCCATTCAATCTCTTGTATTGCAGTATTCTCTAAATCTTCAATCTGTTCAGTGTAAGGATCTAGTTCATCTGTTTTTTCTTTAAGTGTTGTTGTTAAACTGTCCACGTTTGATCTATGTTGATATGCTTCTTTGGCAGTTTCATAAAATGTATTAGGTTTTGCTTCAAGGTCACCAACCTCTGTAATTAGCTTTTCTACTTTTTCTAGTTTTTCTGCCATGCTAGTTTGATACACATGAGCATCACCATAATCTTTTTGCAACTTGTCTTTCATTTCTTCAAGTTTATCGTCATGTAGTTCTTGTCCACAAGCATAACACTTTGCAGTTTCAAGATCATCAAGATCTTTACCAAGTTTGTTTACATTATTATCAGCTTGTTCTAATGCACGTTCAACAGTTGCCTTTTCTTTGGTTAGGTTAGTTAGGTGTTTTGTGTTTTCTTCCCATGCAGATAGCTTTTCATGATCTTCTAGTTCACTATCAATGTCTAGTTGCTCTAGTTCCTTGATTGCTTTTGCAAGTTTATCTCTGTCTTGTTTGTTTTGTGCAATCCAAGCCTTTTTTCTACTGTGCAAACGTTCAATGTTTTCTTTAATTTTTTCATTACTATTTTTTACTGCTGATATCCTTGCATTTTCTTCAGTTAGTTTATCTCTTGTAATGCGTATCTGTTCTCGCAACAAGTCTGCCTTCTCAGATAGTATTGTAATACCAAGTAGTTGTTCTATAATAGCACGTTGGTCGTTGCTTTTCAGTGCTAAGAAGGGCTCTGTGTAAGTATTAAGTGCCACAATATGCTTGAACATATCATGACTCATACCTAACAAGTCATTTATGTCCTGTTGTGTTTTACGACTGTCACCCTGCGACTGATCTGTAAGCTCTTGTTCTTCATTATTAATAAAGAACTTCATTGTATTAGGCTTACGACCTCTTTCAACCTTATATTCTTTGCCGTCTTTCTCAAAAGTTAGTGTAACTAACATTCCTTTATTGTTAGTTTTGTTAACTAGGTTATCTTTTCTAATGTTTGTTAGTGCTTGGCCGTACAAAGCATAAGACAA